ACAATTTAAGTTGCCTTAACCGGAGCCCTAGTTTTTCCAGATTTGCTACCTACTATGAGTTACAATCACAACCTTGGTTTGGCCAAGTATATAAAAGTTTTGGTGATGTGTCCACAGTGGCCGACCATGTGACAGACAACAACATTGTTGATTGGTTTTTATCCCGTCGGACTGAATTCCCATACAGTAGCCAATCAGACTATGATGGGGGCAATGATTGGAGCAGTTCTACCGCAGCATACGCAGACACTTACGCAAATTTAATCACAGAAACTTTTAGCCCAACTGTACTGATGAGTGAAAAGACTGTGAAGCCACTGGTTGCTGGAAATATTATTTTTGTTGCAGCAGCCAATGATTTTTTATCTCTCTTAAAGAGTCTGAAATTTGAAGTTGATTTTGCAGGAATAGACAACAGTTATGATACAATCCCAGACCGGCACCAAAGAATCACCGGCATGGTTGCAGAGATAAACACAGTGTATCATGACTTGCCTGACATTTGGCAGCAAAATTTGCCAAAATTAAAATACAACAGGGAATGGCTATTGAGCAAAGACTTTAAAAATTTAATGCTTCACGACGTCAAAGAACTGTTTGAATACACCAGTGACTGAGGCAGCCCTGAAGAAAGTTTCGGAATATGAATAGTATGGATACACTTTTGGTATTTGGTGATAGTTGGCCATACGGATCTGGATTGAATCCAGATCAAAAAGCATTTGGTCAGTTGTTGTCTGAATCAATGAATATTAAAAATTTTAAAAATTTTGCTATACCTGCCACAAGTAATTCTCGAACTTTGTGGGAATTAATGCAATGTTTAAAATCTATAGAAGTTACATCAACAACTTTGGCAGTATTTTTTATCACTACCCCGGGCAGATACATGTTGGTTGATTGGGATAACAAAATTATAGATATCAACATGCCGCCTATTAGCAAGCTATCTGATATTGTTAGGCCTGCAACTTTTAGCGAGATTTACTACAAATATCTGCAGACTGGGCCGAACGAAGACTTTGAGTTAAAAAAAAATATTCTAGCTTTACAACGAATTTGTGAACAAAAACAACTAAAAGATTTTTACATTGTTGGATGGAGTGATCTTGACGTTGATTGTCCCGGAATTGACAATAATAAAATTTATAAACAAACTTGTGCTCAAATATTGGGATATGAAAATCAACAAGATTACTTAACAAGCAAACCAAATCAATATTGCCTTCCTTGCAAACATCCTAATCAAGCAGGACATACGCTAATAGCAGATACACTTTTTACCTGGATACAAAAGAACATACCTTAGACCAATGATTATTCAAAAATACAATTACGCACCACTCAACAGAGAAACAATCGAAGGCAAACGACATTATTGTTTGCCCGATGGAAGTAAAGTACCCAGTGTTACTACAATCCTGGATCGAACAAAACCTGCAGAACAGCGTGAAGCCTTGGCCAACTGGAAAAAACGTGTAGGCGAAACCAAAGCGCAAGAAATTACCACAGAAGCCGCAAACCGCGGCACACGTATGCATGCCTACTTGGAGCATTTTATTCTTCAAGAAGATATGAAACCATTGCCTGGCAACCCCTTTGCACACCCTAGCTGGTTTATGGCCGCAGAAGTTATTTTGCAAGGCTTACAGCCCAATGTAACTGAATTTTGGGGCACAGAAGTTCCTGTGTACTACTCAGGCTTGTATGCAGGAACCACAGACTGTTTGGGACTGTGGAAAGACCGACCTGCAATCATGGACTTTAAGCAAAGCAATAAAGTCAAAAAACGTGAGTGGATCAGCGACTATTTTGTTCAACTTGCTGCTTATGCCGCGGCACACAACGAAACTCACGGCACTAGTATTGATCAAGGCGTTATTTTAATGGCTGTGCAGCCTAAATTGCTACAAGATGGATTGTACGATAAACCACAGTATTTAGAATTTGTTATTGAAGGTGACGAGTTCAAATACTGGACTGATGAGTGGATGAAACGTGTGGAGCTATACTATTTGACACGCTAAATACAGGATGCAGATTTACCTTACAGTTAATATTGTTAATAAAAAATGGTACATTGGTAGAGATAAAAATAGCTCTACCAATTACTTTGGTTCTGGAACTTTTTTAAAAAAAGCAATAAAAAAGTATGGTATATTAGCAGAATTGACAACCCTGAAGAAGTGTATGTTGCTAACATTTCAAAATGGTGCGAAGAACACAATGTTGACAAATCAATGCCAACTGCATTAAACACTCCAACTAATCGTTTGTTTTTAAAACAAACCAAAGGTTGGAGAATTCGGAGATCAGATATGCCAAAATTAGAGCCTTATATAAACAAAAGAAAACTGGGACATGCAAATATTGCATGCAAAGGAAAAACCTGGAAACTAATTAATAGTAACCGCGTTTGGTCTGATAAGGGAGTAGCATAATGGCGATAGTCCAGATCTCGAGGATCACCCAACGCAAAGGTTTAGAAACAGATCTTCCGCAACCACTGGCTGGCGCAGAGCTAGGCTGGGCAGTAGACCAACGCAGATTGTTCATTGGCAACGGAGAACTCAGCGAAGGTGCTCCAGTTGTGGGCAACACTGAAATCCTTACAGAATTTTCAGACATTCTGGCTTTTACCACAGCGTACACGTATCAAGGCCTGGCAGCTGGCTATGCTGTACAAACAGGTGCTACCTCAGGCACTCCTGTCACTCAAAGTCTACAAAGCAGACTAGACAGTTATGCTGTAGTCACTGACTTTGGTGCCATAGGCGACGGAATCACCGATGATACCGCAGCAATCAATCGCGCACTGTTTCAATTGTATTGCCGACAGATCAATACACAAGTTCGTAGATCACTGTTCTTCCCTGCTGGCACTTATGTGATCACAGACACTATTCTCATACCTCCCTATTGCACACTCTATGGCGAAGGGCCCAACAGCTCTATCATAAGTCTGCAGGTACAGGCCTGGACCAGTACTGTGAGCTGGCAAAGCGGCGTGCTGGTAGAAAATTCTGGCAGCTACTACAGATCTCTATTGGAAGTACCTGCTGGAATTTCAATTGCCAACACAACCTACTGGGCCAGTGGCCAAAGCTTGCCTACCTACATTGCTAGAACCGCTGACAGCCTGCAGCAGACTGGAGCAAACATTGGTACCAATGGTGCCATGCCTCCACAGTCAATTACTGTGACAGGCATAAAGTTTGCTACAGATCAAGTTATCAATGGTGTACTGATTGATAAATGTGTGGACAGCAATTTTTCTAATATTCAAATACATGGTCCTCTGACCACCACAGATCTAAACACAGACTCAGACGACATTGCTGCTGTGCGTTGGTCAAGTTCTACCAGCTTGGTATGCGATCACGTGGTGTTTAACGATTCCTGTCTCGATGGGTTCACCTATGCCACTGCAACAGCACAACAGACCAAAGGTTGCGTATTCACTGAATGCAAGTTTGATACTTTGTATCAAGGTGCATACGTTGGCGGTGCAGTGCTGACCAATGGCGGCCCCACTGGCACCAGAGTAACCAACAGTGTGTTTGACAATATCTATGCACAAGGCATTGTAATTGAAGGCGCACAACTCAATGCCTCGGCCTACAATGTATTCTACGATGTTGGCAACCATTTTAACGGCGTAGCCAATCCTGCTACCAGCATCATTGACATTGACGCTGATCAAAACATCAGTATTGGTGATATGTTTGAGCGAAGCACTGCCTACGCTGGAACTTATCCACGTATCAACCTTAACTATACTGCCAGTATTGGGTATGACAGTGCCTACAAGATTCAGCAAGGTAACTATACTAGATTCACTGGTGTGCGAGCAACGCTACCCAACAACACCAGTACTACTACTTTGTTTACCGTTGATGCTACAACCACCCGAGCCTTTAAGATTGATTATACCATCACTCGTGGCACCTCTGCACGAACTGGCACATACTCAATTGTGGCCAGCACCGACGGAACTGGCAGTACATTGGCCTATGACGATGTTATGATTGAAAATGCCAGCACTGGAGTGACGTTGACAGTTACTGAAACTGGTAGCACAGTGAGTTTTAAGTATGCTACCACCAACACTGGCACTGCCGCAGAAATTTATTATTCTATTACCAGACTAGCCTAATGTGGCCTTGTACTTTTGATGCACGTCTCGCAGAGTGGACTCGTCTGCGACAACAGTGCGCTGACCTACCTCTTGAGTCTGCTCTAGAAGCCATTAATACCTGGTGGTTTCAAGTTCCCTGGACTGCCTATCATTTACACTGGGATGACCGACCTACTTGGCCTGATCCATGGCAGCTTTTGGAAGACAATATCTACTGTAGTCTTGCTCGCGGGCTAGGAATCATGTATACTATTACATTGATAGACCGATCAGATTTACAAACGGCCCAGTTAACGGAGCATGGGGCCGACAATTTAGTTGTGATCTCGCAAAAGAAATATATACTGAATTGGGACAAAGATCAAATTGTAAATATCAACCTAACGCCAATAAAAACCAGACACAGCGTTGGGCAACAACAATTAAAACAAATTATTAAATGAAAAACATTACAGTCGTTAAACGCAGTGGGCAGCGAGAACCATTAGCTCTTGAAAAATGGCAAGCACAAATTGCTAAAATATGTTCGGGTATAGCAGACGTTAGCCAGAGCATGATCGAAATCCGAACACAGTTACATTTTTATGATGGCATTACTACCAAGGAAATTGATGGTATTACACTGAGGGCTATTGTAGATTTGATTGACGTAGAATCCAACCCTGATGTTGGACATACCAACTATCAGTACGTGGCCGGCAAACAGCGTCTTTCGATGTTGCGCAAAGATGTCTACGGAGATTATACTCCGCCCCATCTTTATGAAATTGTAAAAAAGAATATAGCTGTGGGGCTGTACACTCCTGCGCTGTTGGAGTGGTATTCGGAAGCAGATTGGACCCGCATGAATGACATGCTGGATCATTCCAAGGATGAGCAATACTCATATGCTGCCATTGAGCAATTGATTGAAAAATATCTTGTTCGCAATCGTGCAACCAAAGAAATTTACGAAACGCCACAAGTGCGTTATATGATTGCTGCGGCCACAGTGTTTCATCAAGAAGAGCCAAATTCGGCTCGCATGCGTTACATCAAGGAATATTATAATGCTGCAAGTGATGGCTTATTTACTCTTGCTACTCCTGTTCTTGCTGGTCTTGGAACTCCTACTAAACAATTCTCTAGCTGCGTTCTTATTCGCAGCGATGATGATCTCGATAGTATATTCGCTAGTGGGGAAATGATGGCCAAATATGCCAGCAAACGTGCCGGCATTGGCTTGGAGATCGGACGTCTACGTCCACTAGGCTCACCCATTCGAGGTGGTGAGATCATGCACACAGGCATGATACCATTCTTGAAGAAGTGGTTCGGTGACTTACGCTCATGTTCACAAGGGGGTATTCGTAATGCAAGTGCTACTGTTTTTTATCCTATTTGGCATCATCAGTTTGATGATCTTATTGTACTTAAGAACAACCAAGGAACAGAAGAAACCCGAGTCCGTCATATGGATTATGGGGTTGTGCTTAGTGCTTTCTTCTGGAGACGATTTAAAAACAAAGAAAACATAACCTTCTTTGATCCAAACGAAGTGCCTGACTTGTATGAGGCATTTTATCAAAACACAGCTCGCTTTGAAGAACTGTATGTCAAGTACGAAAAGCAAGCAGGACTTCGCAAAAAGACAATGAGTGCTGAAGAAGTATTCAAGAGTGGCATACTGAAAGAGCGTACTGATACAGGACGTATCTATCTAGTGTTCATTGACAATGTGATGAATCAAGGGCCATTTGATCCTGAGTATCATACCATTTACCAGAGTAATCTTTGCTGTGAAATCCTCTTACCTACAAAATCTTTTAAACGACTTGACGATGATCAAGGCCGCATCGCGCTATGTACACTTGGGTCCATTAACTGGGGAGCATTCCGTAATCCAGAGGACATGCGTCGCGCTTGTAGGATTCTGCAGAGGAGCCTCTGTAACATACTTGACTACCAAGACTTCCTGTCGATCCAATCAAAACTATCAAACGACGAAATCCAACCGCTTGGTATCGGCATTACTAACCTTGCTTACTGGCATGCCAAGCGCAGTTTCCAGTACGGTGATGCAGATGCTCTGGCCGAGGTTAAAACATGGATGGAGCACCAGGCCTATTACCTTACAGAAGCTAGTGTGGAGTTGGCTAAAGAACGTGGTCGTTGCAAAGATTCGGACCGAACCAGGTATGGTCAGGGTATCTTTCCGTGGGAGCGAAGAGCAGCCGGGGCCGACGAACTCACAGATTTTTCACCTGAGTTGAACTGGGAAGGCCTGCGGGCAGAAATGCGATCCTATGGTGTTCGCAATGCTACACTGATGGCCATTGCTCCTGTTGAGTCCAGCAGTGTTGTTATCAACTCAACCAATGGCATTGAAATGCCCATGAGCTTGATCACAGTGAAAGAATCCAAGGCAGGTTCACTCACCCAGGTTGTGCCAGAGTATCACAAGCTGAAAAACAAGTATCAACAGATGTGGGCACAACAAGACTGTGATGGTTATTTGAAAACTGCGGCTGTGCTACAGGTTTATGTAGACCAGTCAATCTCTACCAATACATTTTACAATCCAGCACACTTCCCAGAGCGTAAAGTTCCAACAACATTGATTGCCAAGAATCTTATGTTGGCGCATCATTGGGGAATCAAAACTTTCTACTATAGTTTGATCAACAAACAAGGTAGTAAAATGAAAGCAGAAGATGAGGCTGCACCATTAGAAGAAATTGATTTTGATGATGTTGAAGATTGTATCGCTTGCAAACTTTGAGTTGTAAATTATAAGTTTTTCTGTAAGTTGTAATAAATAAACTTATAGGAGACTTGTATGGATTATCAAAAAATATACAATACATTAGTAAGGAGAGGACAAAATAGAATATTAGAAGGATATAGTGAAAAGCATCATATTGTTCCGAGATGTCTCGGAGGAACAGATGACGCACCTAACCTAGTATCACTGACACCAGAAGAACATTATTTGTGTCATCTTCTGTTAGTTAAAATACATCCTAATAATATACGACTTGTCAAAGCCGCTATGTTTATGGTAGCATCAAATAATAATGTAAAAAGAAACAATAAGGCATACGGTTGGTTAAAGAGACAATATTCTGAGTATATGCGTGGACCTAATAATCCTGGAAAACATCAGCCAAAAGGCAAAGCACATTGGAAATTTGGAAAACCTTTTAACACATCATTGTTTACAGAAGCCGGATTGAAATCTATGTCTGACTCAAAGCGCGGTGATAAAAATCCAAACGCTGGAGTTAAACCTTGGAATCATCCAAGAGCAACAGTAGTTACTAAAGGTATCTGGTCTAGGGCAGATGAAATTTACAATATATGGATTGATAATAATAAACCATCATATTGTAAGTTATATGGATTGAGTATGAATAAGAATTATAACTGGAAAGATGACGGTAAAGAAGTAGGCCCGTTTATGAATATGGTAAAATACTTTAGGCATGGATGGATTCCTACTCAAGATGAAGAATGGATAAAATGTAAATGAACAGCGTAGAAAAGATCTGGGCCCGGGCCACAGGTCATTTAATGGGGCACACAGACAACGATCGTCCAGATGTGCCTATCTTGACTCTTCGAGAAGCTCGAATCGCCTTGTTCTTCAAGACCTTTTGGGTTATAATACATGTAGTGACCTGTGGGTTCATCATAGCAAACACAATAAGGCATTGGTAATGGATTTCTTAAACAGAATTGATTGGCACAATCATGACGGTGTTAATCTTGGCATGATCAATGACTTCATGCGCAACCAATTCTACGACAGAATTCTTTCTCGTTATGTTGCCGATCAACGCTGCACTGACATTGGGTTCGGCACAGGGCTGTTGACCATGCTGGCTTTGAAGCACGGTGCTCAACATGTTCAAGCATTCGAAAGTGACACTGACCGATATCAACTGGGTTGCGAAATTATAAGGCAATTGAAGTTACAAGACCGCATTGAATTAATCAACGAACGATATGACCACAACTACAAACCTAGATCAGTTACATTTACAGAGACGGTAAATGGTAACTTATGGTGGGAAGGATTGTGGAACAGTTTACCACGTGGTCGGGAAACAGTGTTCTTGCCAGGAACTTATTTTTTAGAAATGTGGGCAGTGGAGATTCCTGAAAGTTTTGCCCGTGGTCTTTGCAGGGCAGGTCAAAGTCAAAGTTGTTTTAACCCCGGGGTTGACTTAGATTTTGAATTTGTGTCAGTTGTCAATTCATTGGCAGGAAAAGCAGGAACTGGTAGCTTGCCATTGAACTCCGGCATTGTTACCTTTGAACGACAACAAGAAACTGACTGGGGATGGATTCCTTATTTACGAGCAATCCAAGCTGGCTCGGTTGTTGCTAGTTATTCTGCAACACAGTGGGATGAGAATAAAGAATCATTTGTGTTTAATGTGCAAACTGACCAATGGCGTGATAAAACTGTACTGCTGGTTCCACGAATGGGAATGTCCCAAGACAATGATCGATTGTACCTAGATACTGGACATTGGGGACCAGGAGAAAACCCTATAATACTATCAACTCCACAAACAAATTTAGTTGTTGAGCACAGTGTAAAAACTGGGCTAATTACATATTCACAAGGAATTTAATATGAGTCAAGCACAATACAACTTATCAACCAAAACAGATTACCTGCATCGCAAGATGTTTCTGGACCCTGCAGGTCCTGTAACTATTCAGCGATTTGAAGAAGTCAAATACAACAAACTGGCCAAGTACGAGCAAGAAGCTCGTGGTTTCTTTTGGGTGCCAGAAGAGATTAGTCTAAGCAAAGATGCCAATGACTTCAAAGAATCCAGCGATACTGTCAAGCATATCTTTACATCAAACCTTCTACGGCAAACAGCCCTGGATAGTTTACAAGGCCGTGGCCCAAGCCAGATCTTCACACCGGTGTGTTCAATCCCTGAACTAGAAGCGCTAATGTACAACTGGAGCTTTTTTGAAACCAACATTCACAGCCGTAGCTACAGTCACATCATTCGCAACATCTACAACGTGCCCAAGGATGTGTTTAACACAATCCACGACACACAAGAGATAGTGGACATGGCCAGCTCAGTGGGCAATTATTATGACAAGTTACATGTGATCAATTGTCGCAAGGAAATTGGACAATCTGTTACTGAAGACGAACACATTGACGCTATTTGGCTTGCACTCAATGCCAGCTATGCACTAGAAGCCTTCCGCTTCATGGTTAGCTTTGCTACAAGTTTGGCCATGGTAGAGAATCGTATCTTTATCGGCAATGGCAACATTATCCAATTGATTCTGCAAGACGAGATTGGACACAAGGACTGGACAGGTTGGATCATCAATCAAGTGGTCAAAGAAGATCCACGTTTTGCTGCTGCTAAAGCTCGCTGCGAAGCTGAAGTGTACCGACTGTATCTGGATGTTATTCGTGAAGAAAAA